GGGTTAAAGCAAACCCGAACATGACCATTGAGGCGATTGACGAGACAGACCCAAACCCTACGGCGTAGGCAGTTACCGACGGCAACTAGCCGAGTTATTAGTTGCAACAGGGTACTGGCCTACGACAATTGAGTTTGACACGCGTGACCTAGTTACGGTGATTACGCTATTGAATAAGCAAAAGAGGTAGCGCAATGCCAGCAAGCACAACTATTGAGGTCGTCGGGGTTAAACAGACAATTAACTCGTTGCGTAAAATTGACCCGCAGTTGCAAAAAGATTTTAAGGCTGACGCAACGGCGATCGCCCAGCCAGCAATTAACGCAGGCAAAGCGGTTTACAAAGATTTACCGCTATCAGGCATGAAATATGCGTGGACACAAAACGCTCGCAAGATATTCCCGTTTGTACCGAGCAAGGCAGCCAACGGGGTCAAAATGAGATTTGACACTCGACGCAACGCAGTCGGCGTAATTCTGATAGAACAAAAAGATGTTGCGGCAGCCGTGTTTGAGACGGCGGGTCGCGCGAACGCAAACAAGTTAGGTAACGCGCTGGGGTTTGTTGGCTCTGGTCGCACTCGACTGATCGGCCCGGCGGTGTATAAAGCACGTCGCGGTATCGAAGCCGAGATGACAAAAATGATTGCTAAAACTATGCGTACCGTGCAAAGCGAGTTATAGACATGGCACTATCTATTCCTATTGTCAGCGAGTTTGACGGCAAAGGCATTGACAAAGCGATCAAAGAATTTAAGCAACTAGAAACTGTTGGCGAGAAAGCACAGTTTGCAATTAAAAAAGCGGCCGTGCCAGCAGCAGCCGCGTTGACGGCGGTTGCGGGTGCGCTTGGTTTGGCGGCTAAAGCGGCAGCCGAAGATGAACAGCAACAAGCGATTTTGGCTAACACTATGCAAAACGTAGTTGGTGCGACTGACGCTACAGTTGCGGCGACTGAGGACATGATTGCGGCTATGTCAAGGGCAACGGGTACGGCTGACAGCGAGTTACGCCCAGCGTTCGCGGCGTTGCTTGTGGGTACTAAAGATGTTGGTGACGCAACTAGCGCGTTGACACTTGCCCAAGACGTATCGACTGCCACGGGTTTAAGTTTGGCGACGGTTAGCGACGCATTAAGCAAAGCGTATGCGGGCAACATGAGAGGGCTACGGGCATTGTCGCCCGAGATGATGGGTCTAATTAAAGAGGGCGCGTCGCTTGATGTTGTAATGATGGCGTTAAACGACAATTTTGGTGGCGCGGCCGCACGATCGGCAGAAACCGCGGCAGGCAAATTTAAGATACTAAAAAACAGTTTGGCGGAAACACAAGAAAGCATCGGTGCGGCGTTGCTACCCGTGTTGCAAAAAGTGTTGCCATATTTGCAAGCAATGGCTGACTGGGCGCAACGCAACCCGACAGCGTTTTTGATTATTGCCGGCACAATCTCAGCAGTCGCAGCGGCGATCGTTGCGGTCAATATCGCAATGGCGTTAAACCCGTTCGGTTTAATCGCGGTAGGTATTGCGGCGCTAGTTACCGCGTTAACTTTTGCGTACACAAAATTTGAGACATTTCGCAACATTGTCAACACGGTGCTAAACGGCTTGATCGCAGGGTTTGAGACGTTTGCTAATTCGTTTATTAGTGCAATCAACATTGTTATTCGTGGCATGAATTTGATTAACCCGTTTGCTGACATACCAAGTTTGCCGACGATTGCGTTGGGTCGTATTGGTGGCGGTGGCGGGGGTGCTACAGCAGTTACAAGCGATACGCGTACGGCTGACCGTATGGCTCGAGAGGCAGGCGCGTCTATTCCAAGTATTGCCCCGATTATTGGCGGTGGCGTTGGTGGCGGTGGCGGTGGTGGCAGCGTTGGCGGCGGCGGTGGCGGTGTTGGTGGCGGCGGCGATCTAATGACTATTCAAGGCGCGCTAACAGAATTTGGTATGGCTGAGCGCATTGCAGCGCGTGGCGCGTCGCCTGTAACAATCAACGTCACGGGCGGTATCTCAACTAGCGCCGAGATCGGTCAAAGCGTGTTAGATAGTTTGCTCGCCTACCAGCGCGTATCAGGGCCACTCGATCTACAGATAGCGGTCTAATGGCTAGCGTGTCAGTTGTTGCAAGTGGCAACTATGACCTAGAGATTGACACGGGGTTTATCCAAGACGGATTTTTACTTGACGCTGACCCTGAGGGCAAATTAGATAACACTCAATATGTGCTTGACGGTACAACCGAGTTTGCAAGTGTGCTTGACGGTGTTAATCAGGTGTATGTGCGTCGAGGGCGACGCGATCAGGGCGACCAGTTCGGTGCTGGCACTATGTCGTTTACCATGCTTGACACCGACGGTATCTTTATGCCGTTTGACGAGGCAAGCCCCTACTACGACACACCTAACGCTAAGCCGGGTTTAGCGCCTATGCGGTCGGTGCGGTTGTCTCGATACAGCGCAACAAACGTCAAAGAATATTTGTTCGTCGGAAAAATTGTCAATTTTGACTACAACTTTGCCCTAGGCGGTTTAGATACGGTGACGGTGTTTTGTGCCGACGATTTTTATTTGTTATCGCAAACATATTTAGATGAGTACAACGTCAGCGAGGAATTGTCAAGCGTACGTGTGTCGGCAATACTTGACAGACCCGAGGTCGCATTTCCCGTCGCTAACCGTGACATCGGTACTGGCACTCAGACGCTTGGCGGCGCGTCAGCGTTCACGATCGAGCAAGGCACAAACGTTCTCGGTTATTTGTCGCAAGTCAACGAGGCTGAGCAGGGTCGGCTATATATATCACGTGACGGCGACATTGTGTTTACGCCGCGCATAGGCACAACCCTTAACCCAGCCGTAGCCGATTTTCACGACGACGGCACAAACATACCGTATAACGGCGTAGGCATAACATTTGAAGCCGATCAAGTAACCAATAGGGCAGTCGTGCAGATACTTGGTAGCAACAACCCGCAGATCGTTGACGACGCTGGCAGTCAAGCAACGTACTTTATACAGACATACAGCATTACAAACAGTTTGTTGCACAACGACTCAGCCGCGCTTGACTTGGCGACATATTTGCTTGACCCTAACCCTGAGCCACGGTACACGTCGCTAGCGACATCGTTTGCAATGTTGAGCAGCGCCCAACGCGACACGGTCGCAACGCTTGACATATCCGACACGATCACAATTGAAAAGTCGTTTGCCCCCGGCACAACCCCAGCGTCACTAGCCCAAAACCTAGCGATCGAGGGTATTGAGCATACGATCAACGTCAATACGGGTCATAGCGTCACTTATTACACGTCGCCTGTGATTGTGTTGAACGAGCTGATACTTGACGATTTGTCGTTTGGTATCATCAACGCTGACAACGGGTTAGGTTAAAGTAGGTCAAATATGGCGATACAAACATTTACTGCAGGGCAGGTTTTAACGGCAGCGCAAATGAACAGTTTGCAAGCAAACGATTACAACCAAACGGTCAGCACCAAGACCGATAGTTACACATTGGTTGCAGCCGACAAAGGCACTCGAGTTGTGATGAACAAAGCAACCGCGACAACGATCACGGTTAACACAAGTTTGTTTAGTGCAGGCGACACCTTGTTTATACAAAACATTGGCGCGGGTACTTGCACGATTACGGCTGGCACGGCAACAGTAACGACCGCAGGGTCTTTAGCGTTAGGCACATGGGCAGGTGGCACTTTGTATTTTACTAGTGCTAGTGCTGCTATTTTTTTTAGCGGTGGTGGTACAAGTTATGGCACAGCAACAGGTGGGTCATCGTCAAGCATTACTGTTGGCGGCATAAATTACACTCTTTTAACTTTTACTACTGATGGCACTTTAACGGTTACTAAGTCAGGTTTGTTTGATGTTTTGCTTGTTGGTGGTGGCGGTGGTGCTTCTGGGTCAGTTACTGGTAGTAACTCAAGCGGTGGCGGTGGCGGTGGTGGTGTCGTTGGCGCTACTTCGTTATTAACTGTTTATTTAAACGCAAATCAAAGTATTGACGTTGGTGCTGGCGGTGCAGGTGGTGCGGCTAATACTCGGACAGCAACGAATAATGGTTTAGGAAGTGCTATAGGTACTGTTGTTTCTGTTGCTGGTGGTGGTTATGGTTGTCAAAGTTCGGCTATGTTTGCTGGCGCTGGCGCTAGTGGTGGTGGTGGTACTTTTGATAATGGTTTTTCTACTGCACAAATTCTTGGCGGCAAAACGGTTCAGTCAATAGCAGGCAATAACGGCGGTGACAGTTTTGCTACAAACGCTTCAGGTAGTGGTGGTGGTGGCGGTGCTGATGCTGTTGGTGGCAACGGAACTTCTACGGCTGGTGGCGCAGGTGGAAACGGTAAAGACATAAGCGGTTTTATTGGCGGCGCAACATATTACGCAGGCGCGGGCGGCGGTGGTGGTGGCACAGGTACGGGTGGTAGCGCAGGCAACGGCGGTGTCGCAGGCAAAACAAGTGGCACAGGAAATTCGGGCGTAAATTATGGTGCAGGTGGTGGCGGTACTGCTGGCAATGCGGCTGGTGGCGCTGGCGCAGCAGGTGTTGTGTATGTCAGGTTTAAGGTCTGATTATGAACAGACAATACTTTGCACAATTAGACGAAAATAACATTGTGACAAATGTTCATGTAGTAACAGCCGAATTTATGGCAGAAAACCCTGAACGATATCCGGGTGTTTGGGTTGAAACATTTTTTAATACAGCAGGCAAAACTTATGCGGGTATCGGCTACACATACGACTACGACACACAAGATTTTATACCACCACCACCGATTGACAACGACGACGAGCCGTAATGCAATGCGATACAAGTTGTTTGCGTTAGTACTTATGTTGACGGCTTGCGAAACCACACGCGACAACACGTTAACCGTTAAATCGCGCGTCAAAAACATGACACTAAATAACTGCAACGTACCTGATCGTTGCGGCATAACACCATGACTCGGCACAGATACACACCAAACGAGTTACACGCTCGAATGGTCGTAACCGTCGGTGTATTACTGGCAGTCGTATTTGCCGTAGTTGTAATCGGTTTTGTGTACGGCCTGCTATTTATATCGCAACCCATGGAACAAGCACCAAACGACAAAGAATTTATATCCTTAATGGCAACGATTGTCACGTTTTTATCAGGCACGTTGGCTGGCATTGTTGCGTCAAACGGCATAAAAACTAAAGCAAAAAACGATGCCGAATAGACCGTACACAATCACGCAACAACCAGTCGTTAAAGCGGCGTTGGCTGGTACAACCGAATGGGCAAAACTTTGTTGCCAACACAGCAACGGCAGTTTGTGGAATAACGGCACATTTGTTAACCGCGACATACGCAACCGACCCGGCACGATCAGCAATCACGCTCGAGGGCTGGCAATGGACTTGTCTTACCGTTGGCTTAACCAAAAACGTTTAGGCAAACAAGACGGCCGCAAAGCGTCACTAGCGTTTATCGTCAAATGTTTAGAAAACGCAGACCATTTGGGCATACAACTTGTAATTGACTACGCGTTGCAACGGTCATGGAAATGCGATCGCGGTACATGGCAACCATTACCGTCAGTCGAGCAGGGCGACTGGTATCACATTGAGATTGACCCGCACGTAGCCAACGACGCAATGATCGCAAAACAGCGCTGGATAACAGTTTTTGGGGTATTCCCCACATCGCCACCAAAACCCGTCTAGGGTTATAGACCTACCGAGAAAGTAGGTCACTTATGACACTCATCACCAAACTTGCCGTATCGCTATTTATTAGCGTCACGTCAATATTTGTACTACACAAACCACCAACCCCAACACCGGCAGAAATGCGCCCAGCGCCGATCACCGTATGGCAAGGGTTAGAACCTGCCGCGCCTGTACCGCCAACAACGGTTACAACTACGCCTATAACGCAACCTGACGCGTGTCAAACGGTGTTTGACATGGCTCGACACGTCGGCTGGGCTGAACAAGACCTAACCCAACTGGTTGCGGTCGCGTATCGTGAAAGCCGTTGCCAGCCTAACGCGTTTAACCCGCGTGACCCTAACGGCGGGTCAAACGGTGTCATGCAAATAAACCAGTTTTGGTGCAAACCGTCAAAATATTACGCAAACGGCTACTTGCAGGCCTACGGCTTAATACGCACGTGCGATGACCTATTTGACTTAGAGGACAATTTGCGGTCGGCGTTGGCAATCTTTAGATACTCGAATGGTTGGCGCGCATGGTCACTCTAAAACACCTGTTTTTGGCAAGTCTGTTAACCGCGTACACGTACCTGATAATGTCAGTCACCAACAAACGAAAGGCAAGAGATGACCGAGAACATCGACCCGAGAACTGACCCACAGTTTAAAGCACTAATGCAAGTGATGAACGACATCACACAAAACAAAGTGCCGATATACAACCCGTGGGAATTGGCGGCGCGTAGCACGTTACGCAAAATACAACACGAAATTGACGACCGCAACGTTTTAGACGACGGCGAATTAATTGACGTGCTAAACCAAACACGTATTGAAATTAAATATTTGTTGAGCATCATCAACGATTTGCACGAACGCGTCAAAGAGCGCGACATTGAGATCGGTATCAAGCAATTGCGCTTAAACGAGAACGAAGTCGAAATACAGCGTTTAGAAAACATGGTGCATCGTGCTAACTAAACACGACAAAAACCGTATGCGTATCGCAATGGCCGAAAGCCAAGCCAGCGCAAACGCTAAATGGACACCCGAGCAACAAGACCGCGTCGATAACGCGATACGCAAAATGGCACGTATGTTGCCACGGTTTACAGCCGACCAAGTTTGGTACGAGTTGGGCGCGTCATTCCCAGTTACTAAAGGCATGACCGCTCGACTATTGGTTGCCCAGCGTCAAGGCGTTATTAAAAACACGGGCGAAATTACCTATGCCGATCGTGGCGGCGAACACGATCACGCACAACGCCTAACGATATGGCAGTCGCTATGAGTGGGTTTATGGACAACTACGTTGACGTAGCCACTCGACTAAAAATGGCGTTTGCAAAATATCCTGATCTACGCATACAAGAAACAGGGCGCGAAGTAATTGAAATGCCCGACAAATCATGTTTCATTCGTTGTGTAGTCACGATTTGGCGCGACGCAAACGACCCAATACCAGCCATAGCGAGCGCGTGTGAGTTGTACCCTGGCCGCACAACGTTTCAGCGTTACAGCGAGAGCGAAGTAGGATACACGTCAGCAGTTGGTCGTTGTTTGGCATATTTGGGTTTTTCGGGCAACAAGTCAATCGCGTCGCTTGATGAAATTAACAGCGCCAAAGGTCGCCAACAAACAACACATTTAGCGCCTGTCGTGCCGTTGCACGATGTCGAAGTACCGTTCCCTGACGAGCCACAACGCGAGTATGCAACACCTAAACAAATGGGCATGATGCGGGCGTTGGCTAACGGTCAGGGGCTTAAAGGCGACGATCTAAAAACGTTCATCAGCGCGACGCTAAACCGTGAGGTGCAAACGTCGGGCGAGTTGACTAAACGTGATATTAGTAAAGTGATTGACGCGTTAAAGGCAAGCGAACAAAACTAAATAATGGGCATGACCCGCACGAGTGCAATTGTGTGAGGTAACACACGGAGAGCGTGGGTAGATGACGCGCGTGGTAACACGTGGTCAGGCAAATTGCGCTACAGAGTTAGGGTGTCGAGTGAGGCAGACGACGGGGGGCTTAGCGCACTAGGTCTAACATCACAACACAGATTGACATAACATAAACAAACCACAAACATAAAGTTGACATACATGACAAGTCGCAACAAACATCAGCAAGCGCGACAGCGCGCGCTAGCACAACCGAGCAACGCGAGGGCGTGAGCATGACCAGCCACCACGACTACGAGTACACCAAAAACCGTGGGGTCATATTACGCGAGCAACCAACCTGCACAGTTTGCAACCGGCAACCCAGCACACAAGTCGATCACATAATCCCAATAGACGCAGGCGGCGGACACGAGTTAGCAAACCTTCGAGGCATTTGCGCCAAATGCAATAACACACTCGGCCACCGTTACGTCTCACAACGCAACGAGATACGACAAACAATTCGAGCCGAAGCAATGCGACAAAACGGCATACACGAAACAAAACCAAAACGTTTTTTTACTGAGAAAAAAGAAATCAC